AGGTAGTAGGATTATAGGTAAATGCATGATGGGTTCAACAAGTAACTCATTAGATAAAGGTGGTGATAATTTTAAAAAACTATATAATGCATCAGATGTCACTAAGCGAAATAGAAATGGCCAGACAAAATCTGGTTTATACTCTTTGTTTATCCCAATGGAATGGAACTATGAAGGATTTATTAACGAGTACGGAGTTCCAGTATTCGTTACTCCTGACAGCGATGTGTTTGCCCCAGACGGTGAACTAATAGATATAGGCGTAATAGATCATTGGCAAAACGAAGCAGAAGGTTTAAAAGGAGATCAAGATGCTTTAAATGAATTTTATCGTCAGTTTCCTAGAACTGAAGAGCATGCGTTTAGAGATGAAACAAAAAACAGTATATTTAATTTAGCTAAAATATATGAACAAATAGATTACAATGAAGGTGCTTTACCATCATTAACCGTTGGTAACTTTCAATGGGTAAACGGAGTTAAAGATTCACAAGTAATATTTTACCCAGATCCAAAAGGTAGATTTAAAGTTAGCTGGGTTCCACCTCAGCAATTACAAAATAGAGTAGTATTAAAAAATGGTGTGAAATATCCTGGTAATGAACACATGGGGGCATTTGGTTGTGACTCTTATGATATATCAGGAACCGTAGATGGAGAAGGATCTAAAGGAGCATTACACGGCCTAACCAAGTTTAGTATGGAGGACGCTCCTGCGAATAGCTTTTTTTTAGAATACTTATCAAGACCACCTACGGCTGAAATATTCTTTGAAGATGTGTTAATGGCGTTAGTATTTTACGGCATGCCAATACTTGCAGAGAACAATAAACCTCGGTTATTATATTACTTAAGACGTAGAGGTTACAGAGGTTTTAGTATGAACCGCCCTGACAAAGTGTGGAACAAACTATCTGTAGCAGAAAAAGAAATAGGTGGTATACCGAACACTAGTGAAGATATAAAACAAGCTCACGCTGCAGCTATAGAAATGTATATTCAAGATCATGTTGGTCACAAAAGTGACGGCGTTTATGGTAGTATATATTTCAACAGAACTTTAAATGATTGGGCAAAATTTGATATAAATAAAAGAACAAAGTTTGATGCTACAATAAGCAGTGGTCTAGCAATAATGGCTAACAATAGACATTTATATGCTCCAAATGCTAGTGTTAAAAAACCTAAACTGAATATAAGTATTTCCAAGTACACTAATACTGGAAATAATTCACAAATAATAAAATAAATATGGCATATTCTGGTAATAGTTATTTTCCTAAACAAACAGTTAGTGATGCTGAAAAGCTTAGCTATGATTATGGTTTGAAAGTAGCTAAAGCTATAGAGCACGAATGGTTTAACGACGATAGAAATAATAATAGATATAGAAATAATTACAATAATTTTCATAATCTAAGATTATATGCTAGAGGCGAACAATCAATACAAAAATATAAGGATGAATTATCTATAAACGGTGATTTGTCCTATTTAAATTTAGACTGGACACCAGTTCCTATTATACCAAAATTTGTAGATATAGTTGTAAATGGTATATCAGAAAGATTATACGATATAAAAGCTTATTCTCAATCGCCAAATGGTGTTGAAAAAAGAACAAACTATATGGAATCTTTGTTGGCAGACATGGAGCTTAGAGAGTTTGATGAACAAAATTTCATGCAGTATGGTTTAAACACTAGAGAAGTTGGTGATGTTGAACTACCAGAAACAAATGAAGAACTTCAGTTACACATGCAGCTTACGTATAAACAATCTATAGAATTAGCTGAAGAACAAGCTATAAACACATTGTTTGATGGTAACAATTATGATTTAATACAAAAAAGATTTTATTATGATTTAGCAGTTCTTGGTATTGGTGCTGTAAAAACAGAGTTTAATACTTCAGAAGGCGTTACTATAAAATATGTGGATCCAGCTGATCTAGTATATTCTTATACAGATTCACCTTATTTTGATGACATATATTATTGTGGTGAAGTTAAATCTATACCAGTAAATGAATTAGCTAAACAGTTTCCATTTTTATCTGAAAGTGATTTAGAAGAAATAATGAACAACAGATCTTATTATAGAAGTAGTAATAGAAGCGCGTATAATTCAGATAAAGAAGATAATAACAAAATACAAATTTTATATTTTAATTATAAAACTTATATGAATGAGGTTTATAAAATAAAAGAAACTGGCACTGGCGCTGATAAAATTATACCTAAAGATGATTCTTTTAATCCACCAGAAAATATGGAAGGTGGATATTCAAGATTATTAAGATCTGTAGAAGTTTTATACGAAGGGGCTTATATACTTGGTGGTGATAAACTACTAAAATGGGAAATGGCTTCAAATATGATGAGGCCTAAAAGTAACTTTACTAAAGTTAAAATGAACTACGCTATTGTAGCGCCGCGTATGTATAACGGTAAAATAGAAAGTTTAGTTAAACGTATCACTGGCTTTGCAGACATGATACAGTTGACACATTTAAAATTACAACAAGTTATGTCTAGGTTAATACCTGATGGTGTTTATTTAGATGCAGACGGCTTAGCTGAAATAGATCTAGGTAATGGAACTAATTATAATCCACAAGAAGCATTAAATATGTTCTTCCAAACCGGTAGTGTTATTGGTAGATCATTTACTCAAGATGGTGATATGAATCCAGGTAAAGTACCTATACAAGAAATAAACACTAATAATGGTGGTGCTAAAATGCAAAGTTTAATACAAACTTATAACTATTATTTACAAATGATAAGAGACACTACCGGTCTTAATGAAGCTAGAGATGGTAGTATGCCAGATAAAAACGCTTTAGTTGGTATACAAAAAATAGCAGCTGCAAATAGTAATACTGCTACTAGACATATACTAAATTCTGGTTTATTTTTAACAGCTGAAATAGCTGAGTTATTATCACTTAGAATATCTGATATAATAGAATATTCACCGACAAGAGATGCTTTCATAGAAACAATGGGTGTGCACAATGTTGCTACATTAGAAGAAATGTCTAACTTGCATTTGTATGATTTTGGTATATTTATAGAGCTACAACCAGATGAAGAAGAAAAAGCTAGACTTGAAAACAATATTCAAATGGCTTTGCAACAAAAAAGCATAGAACTTGAAGATGCTATTGATCTTAGAGAAATAAAAAATATTAAACTTGCTAATCAAGTTTTAAAAATTAGAAGACAGAAAAAACTAGAAAGAGACAGAGAAATGCAACTTGAAAATATTCAAGCTCAATCTAATTCTAATACACAGGCAGCGCAAGCTGCAGCTCAAGTAGAACTGCAAAAAGAACAAGTTTTAACACAGTCAAAAATACAACTTGAACAAGCAAAAGCACAACTTGAAAATGAAAAAATGATGACAGAGGTTGAAGCTAAAAAACAACTTATGGCACTAGAGTTTCAATATAACATGCAGCTCAAAGGTGTTGATGTTGGTAGCATTAAACAAAGAGAAAAAGAAAAAGAAGATCGTAAGGACGAAAGAACTAAAATACAAGCCACGCAACAATCAGAATTAATTGACCAAAGAAAAACAGGTAAACCACCTAAAAACTTTGAGTCTGCAGGTAATGATATAGTAGGTGGCGGTTTTGGTATGAATACTTTTGAGCCTAGATAAAATTATTAATTATTATTATATTATATTATGGAAGAAAACAAAGAAAACGTAGTCGAAGAGACTACACAAGAAAATGTTACTAAAGTTGAGATTAAAGAAACTCCACAAGATGATAACATTATAAAAGTAAACTTAGATAAACCACTAACACCAAAAGAAGAAGAAAATGAAACTAAAGAAGACAACGCTGACGACAGCGGAGTGGCTACAGAGTCTGAAAATGCCGAGCCCGCACAAGAACAAGAAGAAGTACAGCCGGAAGCAGAAACACAAGAAGCTCCAACGTTAGAAGAAATAACTGAAGATTCAACTGAAGAAGAAGTTGCAGAAGTTGAAGAAAAAATTGAAGAAGCTGTTGCTGAAGCTGAAGCCACTGGTAAAGCATTGCCAGAAAACATACAAAAGTTGGTAGACTTTATGGAAGAAACTGGTGGTGATATAAATGATTACGTAAAGCTAAATCAAGATTATAGCAAGTTAAATGACAATGATGTTTTGTACGAGTATTATAAACAAACAAAACCACATTTAACAAATGAAGAAATTAACTTCCTTATGGAAGACTCGTTTTCTTACGATGAAGAAGAAGATGAAGAAAGAGAAATACGAAGAAAAAAACTAGCATTAAAAGAGCAAGTTGCCAGTGCTAGAAGCCACTTGGACGGGCAAAAGTCCAAATACTATGAAGAAATTAAAGCTGGTTCAAAGCTTACGCCTGAACAACAAAAAGCAATTGATTTCTTCAATAGATACAACAAAGAATCAGAAGCAACTCAAAAAACAGTTAAAAAAAATACTGATATTTTTACACAAAAAACTAATCAAGTTTTTAACGACAAGTTCAAAGGTTTTGAATACAACGTCGGTGATAAAAAATATAGATTTAATGTAAACAATGCTGAAGAGGTTAAAACAACTCAAAGTGATATAAATAATTTTACTAAAAAGTTTTTAGATAAAAATTCTACATTATCAGATGCTAAGGGTTATCATAAATCTTTATTTACAGCAATGAATGCTGATGCTGTTGCAAAACACTTTTACGAACAAGGAAAAGCTGACGCTATTAAAGATAGCGTTGCTAAAGCCAAAAATGTTAATATGAACCCAAGACAAAGTCACGGTGAAGTTGAAGCAGGAGGCATGAAGTTTAAAGTGTTAGGTGATACTTCTTCTGATTTTAAGTTTAAAATTAAAAATAATAAATAACAATTTAAAAT